GCTTCAGTTCCCGCACCACCGCGCACAATTCCCCGCCAGGCCATTGCCTCTTTTACAGGGTCAATCCACGGCATAACCGGGCCAAGATAGGTCGCATTAAAGAGGGTTGTTCGATCCACATCCGGTGGGATATCTGTCGTTAACAGCGCCATCGCCAGCCAGGCGCGGTATACCGGGCGACAGTGCTGACCAACAAACCATTGCTGCAGTACGTTATAGCCTTCATAGCTTTCCACCAGTTCCTGGCGCTGGGCGCTGTATGTGCCATTGTAGTCACGGGCAATACTGGAATAGCTTCCCCGGCTTCCGGCGGCAACAGCACGTAATTGCCCGTTGCGAAACTCATGAAGATGGACATTCGGACGATTGGATTCCACCATGCCCAGATCTTCGCCCGGTGCCAGATCGTCAAAAATCATCCCGGGTGCGATATCAAAATAGCGGTATTTATTTTCTGACGGCTTCCAGTCGTCTTCCTGAGGGAAAGTAGCGGCATCACCTCTCTTGATATAAAAGCCCAGCGCAGCAGCGATTCTTGCGGCGACGCGCTCACTCTCTTCATAATCCTTAATGTCGCCAAGGCGGCGGATCACGCCGTGTAACAGACTCACCCCGCGTAACTGATGAAGACGTTTTCGCTGCGCGAGATGCAGCATATTCTCAGCAGCAACAGTTTTCAGTTCTGCGCTAAAACGCGTCATGTTGGCCGGATGGAATTTATATACCCGGTAGCCTGTCGGACGTCCCCAGTTATTCACAATAATGCCCTGACGGATCTGCTGCCCCGAGGTGCTGTTGAGGTTGAGAGGCACAAAGTCAGCCTCAAGCAACTCCAGAGAAAACGGCACACTGGTCGAGTGAGTCAGACCAGCAACCGGCCCTCTCACAAGCTGGGTAAAAATTTCACCATCACGCAATGCGGAACGCAGCGCCAGCCGTTCCGCTTCCGGGCGGGTAAACATCCCGGTCACTTCCGGGCGAACTGACCATTCGGACCAGAGCGCGGAAATCTTTGCCGCAAATTCTTCATGCAGTTTTCCGTCCAGCCCCAGTGGCTGCGGTTCAACCTGAATCCCCTGGGCACCAATCACCCGCTCCTCGAGCTTATCCAGCAGACCAATTACAATGTCATGGTCTTCATCCAGCGCCCGCGCCTGCTCGCGCAGTGATACACCTGCAACACCAACAGCAGTGTCAGCCGCGCGGCTCTCGCGCTTCGTTTTATTAAGCCGGGAAGGCCGTGCCGCATCGTATGCCTGCAACAGCATTTTGTTTCTGGCGCGCGCGACTGCCCACCCTGGCGCAATCGCACCAAGTGCTCTGTCGAAAATACCCATGGAAGACCTTAATTAAATCTGGCGAGTTTGAAAGATCCACCGCGACGGTTCACGGCAACCCAGCGTTTTTCCCAGTATTCCAGCTCTCTGCGAAGCGCCACGGGATCATGGTTAGTTATGGCGCGACCATTTACGCCCGTAAAAGACACACTTTTCCCGTCCAGGGAATCACGGTATGCCTGGCGTACAGTTACCAGCATCTGCTGAATTTCTGATTTCGTCACAGCCAGCCTCCGTTATCACTGACACCCAGCCAGCCACCAGAAAGCGGGCTGGACGGTTCAGTTACTGAAACAGAAGACGAACGTACAGGTACCGCTTTTTTCACAGTAATCTCCCTGGGGCGCTCCCCGTCAATGATGTTTGAATTACACTCCTGAGCAGCTGCCCATGACGGAGGCTGTTCCCAGTCCCGGATTTTTTCATAACCACGCAGGACAGCGACGGCGTGGGCATAACAGAAAAGGTCAAAGGCTTCGTTATTGCCTTTTCCGGGCTTGCGCCATTTTCCGTCCGAGCCACGTTCTTCATAGGTCAGTTCTTCGTAGAACCACTCCCCCAGCCAGTCAGGAAAATGGATAAACCCGGCACCGGGGGTTTCACGTTCAAGGTTGTTACTGAGCTGATCTTTTAGCAGGTCCGTCTGCAACAGATAAACCGGAACCTCACCACGCGCATCCGCCCGGCGATCGCTTCGGCCTGTGTTGTCAGGGTGCGTTTTGGTAATGATTTTCTGGCGTCGAGTGCTGTCACCTTTTATCAGGTAAACCCGTTTACCGAGTCCGTCACGACGACTCTGGCGCCAGAATTTATAGGCGTTATCCGTTACCCCATCTTCCCCGCCGCTGTCGACAGCCATGGCAAGTATGGGCATCCGTCGCGAAGGGTCTGACTGCAACGCATAAGTTTTTTCGAGAACATCCGTGATGAGCAGTTGCCAGTCTTCCGGATAGGATCCGGGATGCACCTGCTGCGCCTCACCATTTTCATCACAACGCAGGGACTGACGGATGTTATAGCGGTCAACCAGCCAGCGTTCGCCGTTTTCACCGTACCCGATGATCTGGACGACAAAACGGCGCTTCTTCCCGCCCTGCACATCCACCGACGCCAGAAGAAAACGGACTTTCGGCGGCACAAGCCGTTTGCCATAGTCTTCTGCCCGCAGCATCAGCACGTCAGCACGTCGCTGCTCACTGGCTGCACGGGGAAGATAAGGCAGCCCCCAGTCAGTATTAATTACCGTTTTGAGCGTTTCTTCGCTGCCGGTGGCTTCATAGTCCTGTTCCGCCGTCAGTAATTTGTAAACCAGTTGCGCCCATGTCTGGTATGCCGCCGCCGGTCCCTCCATCCAGAACGAGGCAATGCGCGAGCGTCGGGCTTCTCCGGTTATGTTGCCCTCACGGTCGATAGTCTGTCCCTCACGCAACCAGACACCCTTTCCGTTCAGTTCCCGCTTCCTGTCGGCGGTAATCATGCCGCTACAATGCGGACAATCAATATGCGCCGCTTCACTGGCTTTTACCGGGTCAGACGTTTCCCGGTAGCCTGTCATCGCCTCCATGGCCGGTTGAAAGTATTCCCCGCAATGTGGACATGGCCAGTACCAGCGACGGCGATCGCCGCGGTTATATAAAGAAAGGATCCCGGTCGTGGGAGGTGCTTCGTGAGGAGACTTTCTCCGCCACTTCGTATTGGTGATTTCCCTGCCCGGTGAGCTCTCGACCAGCGTCATCCCCGCCGACATAAAGGTGGTGGTACGTTTTGAAGCAAGCGAAAATCCGTCCCCTTCCCCGTCAATATCTTCCGGGAAGCGATCGTAATCCGTCAGCGCCACACACTTAAAATCTGAGGACGACATGATGTTGATAGACGGCCAGCCTATCTTCAGGTAGTTCCCGGCAAGGAAAGTCCGGTCATGTACGTTGTTGTCGTTGCGTGAAGGACTCAGCCGGCATGCCACCTCCGGGCTGACACGAAATGTTCGGGCCAGACGTTTTTTTGAGTGTTCCCGCGCTTTCTCTTCCGTCATCTGAATGATGAGCATGTCAGACGGATCACAGACAACGTTGTACACCACCCAGCCATCAATCAGACCAATGGTTTTACCCGTTCGGGCAGGGCCAACAAAAATGACAGCATCATATTCGCGTGATGCCAGGCAGTTCATCGGCTCCACAACATAAGGGGCAAGATTAGGATCCCACTCAACGGAGTTACCCACACCGACCGGAACACGCATATATTTATGTACGGCTTCGGCTACAGGCATTCGACGCGGTGCTCTGATGATCCCAGCAGTGTTTTTTCTTAGCTCCGCCGCCGTGGCCTGTCGCATGGCTTACTCCTCTTCTGGCGAACTGTCCTCCTGTTCCGGCGTATCTGCCTCCTCAACCTTCAGGGCTATCTGATCCCGCAGGTCATCAATGACTTTTTGAACCCGAACGACAGCTGCAGGCGTCATCGCGCAATCACGTTCAAGAATATCCGGCAGCGTTTCCAGTACCTGAACGACGGCTTTTGCCATCGATGAAAATTCTCGGGTCACTGTCGATGCCGGGATTAACTCACCTGTTTCCTGCTGGAATTTAAGCCTCTCGCGTTCAGACTGAAACCACGCCTTACGATCCGGCGGTAACATCTTATCGATATCCACCAGCTCGGGTGCAGTGGTTCGGCCCAGCAGTTCCCGGAGAATATCCACGACAGAATAAAGCTTGAGACGAGAATTACTGCCTGGAGCGGGCTCAACGTTATTCAGCCTGCTTGCGATCGTCTGACGATGAAGATCGGTCACCGCTGCCAGCTGATTGATGTTGAGGCGAAGGTTTTTCAGTTCGTTATCCATGATGATGAACAATATTTAACCATTTCGACATCGTGAATAATTTCACGACTGAAATATCAACAAGTTAATGAAATGATGATGATGCCGATAAAATGCAAAAAACCAGCCGTTTTCCGCGTGTCCTCGCCCCCTCGGTGTTTCAAATTCCCAGGAGGACCCGCATAAATAAGGTGAGCTATTGTTTAGAAGCCAAAAGCACAGCGCCTCTGTTTATTGCAGAAGCGAGGGCTTCAGCCAACAACTCTGATGGGATACCTGGCAATCGCGCAGCCCAAAATGCTCGAGTCCTCACCCAGTCCATTTCTCCTGTAAGTTGTGCTGTAATAGCCCCATGCAGTTCTTTGATAAGAGCCGCCTTATCCTCTTCTTTTTTATACAGGGAGTTATTCATAATCATGTCCAATATTGATAGGTTTGACGAAATTGCAGGTCAGGTATTTGCAGATTTGTACAATTCATTCCCACTGACCAAGCCGTTGGGTTTAGTGAATTACATCGAAGGAGATACAGCCCTCGATCCCAACGGTTTTACTGGTGCTGAACTAAATGAGGATGCTGAATTTGTTAAAGCAACTATCACTTGGCTTACTAATGCAGGCTTTATTTCCTCTGGAGGGTTTCATG